CCGTTAATTGCTGTGCCTGTTACGCCAGACTGACGCCGGAATACTTTACCCGGATAGATGTCAAAGTTCTGCCCCGGTACAAGCGAAGCCTCATCAACATCAAATACAAGATTGCCAGCAAGCGCAAGGTTATCAATTGCCATACGCATGTGGCCGTTCATTAAGAGTTGCGCGTCCTCCATATTTTCCGCCACACCAATTCCAAATACTTGATAGGGATTCTTTTCATACGGAAAAATTTGATAAGGGATGCGAGAAGGTGTAAAAGGGTTAAGAACAACTCGTAACACTTCTTCACCACATATCCAAGCGTTAACTTGAACAGAACTAATTTCATCCATGTCATAAGGGAGTTCCAAACCGTAAGCCCTAGCTGATGTAGCATCTAATGTTCCCCAATACTCTAATACTTCGTAACGATTTTCATTGTAGGTTGGATCGTGTTCTGCATAAATAGTGTTCTCAAAGTAACGCTCTTCGTAAGCACCACTCTTACCAAGCACACGATTAATAGCGGCAAGATCAAATAAAGGAATATCTTTTAGACTACGCAGTTGATCTCTATTTAAACGATGCCGCTCAATTACATACTCACAGTCATCTGCATCAACTGCACTTGGATCAGGATAGAAGTTCCAGCAAGATACGTGACCAACACGAGGAACTGTTTTCTCATACGGATTATAAAATCTTTGTCCGTCCTCACCCTTCTCCCACTTGTGTACCTTTTTATAAAAGTTAAATGGACCTTTCATAATACCTGTTCCAAGCAACGCTTGCTCAAACAGGGAACGACGAATTTCTTTTGTAGCTGATGTGTCAATCAACTGATCTTGTACAATCTTGTTAAGGCGGCGCGCAGCAATATCTGCCGGTTTTAAATCCGGCTCTCCCAACTTGCTGTATCCTTTTTTTAGTGTAGCACCTTCTAGTTCTCCAGACAATCCTCCTAGTTTTGGCGCAGCCGCCTCAACAGAACCCGGTGCAAGTTCCCGGCCATCCCCCTCAAATCCGTAAGGGTCGAGACTTGGACCACCTCCTCCCATTTGTTTTTCAACAACATCGAGATGAACAGCTTCCTCAATTCCTTCGGGATCAGGTGTAGGTTCGATAACTAAAGGAAAGTCACCACGACCAAAAAGGATTTCAGAAATCTGTCCGTAAGCAGCTAGAACTTTTACCTTCGTAATCTTTACGGTAACTTTAGACCGCTCAGATTCACGATACGTTTCTGACTCTTCAGAAAGTCCACGATAGTTTCTATACGAAGTTAGCCAGCGTTGTTCATCAGAACGACGACCTTCTTCGGCAGCAATAAACTTTTGCCGCACGTATCCCGAAAGACCAGCAACGACTGGTCCCGGTACTACAACAGGAACATCTTCTAATTCAGAAGAGTCAATAAACGACATAAAAGTTAGCCTTGCTCGGAGTAGAGACTATAGTCGTTTGCCAGCGTAAAAAAGTCAGGAGTCGTATGCTTATTGCCAGCAGGAGCAGGAGCAGAAACACTTTGCTCAAACTTGGTGTCAAAGTTTTCAAGTCCCTCACGAGGAGCAGGACCATCAGGCACTTCGTTCATCTCACCTTGGATCATCGTCTTGTAAGTAAAATCTTTTTGTCCGTACATTGTTTTCTCCTCAATACCCGAATACACTATTCATAGGGGCGTCTTGTTTTTGTGGTGATGACCAGCCATTATAAAGATGGCTAGGGTTCTCAACTTGTCTTGACATGCACATGTATCGCAAAGCATCGTAAGCATGATCAGAAGCTTTGGTATCTACATCTTCACTGTTTGTTTTACTCAGTGGAATAGAAGTTAATTCACGAATAAGGTTTACACAGTTAGAAAAAATTTTAATGTTCGCTCCGTTTTCAGGATCAACTCGCAATCGTTTGTGTATTTCTAGCTTACCTCGAATACGGTTCTTGTCAGCCGGTATAAAGCGACAACCCGCCTTGTTAATTAGTTCAGCAACTGTTAAGCCAGTGCCTGTTCTATTCCAAGATGCGCCATCAAGTACAGAAACAATTGGTTGAGGATCGCCCTCTTCCATCTCACGTATTTTTATTCCTAGCTCGTCTCCGTTTTGTCTTTTGATGTACAACTCTCTGTATATCCAGAGGTTATCATCGTGATCTAACGCTCCCCATAAAATACACGACGGACTCGTGAACCCATAATCTGCCGCCCTAACACGATACCATCCGTGGGGGAGTTCAAATGGATCGACAACATGATGGAACCTATTAAATTCGCTAAACGCCGCACCTTCCGCAATATCCCAGTCGCCTTCAAGTAATCTCTTCCTTTCTAACTCCGGTAAAGAAAGAAGCATCATCTCATATTCGCCACTGTGTAGCAGATATGGATTATCACTTAGCTTTGCTGGAATAAACTTACGTGTAAATAGTGGATCGTTAGGTTTTTCTGTGTGACTTGCAGGATAACGTAGTACCTTGCCTGTCGTAATGTCCGTAGCCCAGAAAGGACTGCTCACTGGTGCAGGATTAATGTAGGTTTTCTTTACCCAGTCGTGACCTGGCCCGCCCGGATTCGCTGTAGCTCGCATGTACGTCTTAATTTCTGGATTCGTTGTACGTAAACGAGAGCGAAGGTAGTCCCAAACGTATGGACTGGGGTAATGTGTGATCTCATCAATACCAATCCAGTTAAATGACTGTCCTTGGTAGCGACTTACGTCAGTATCCTTGTCCAAATACGAAAATAGAGCAGTAGCTCCAGAAGGAAAGACCCATGTACTCTTTGCTTCCTTAAATACTGCCCCTTCAAAGGCTTTCGGATAGAATTGTTTGCTCTTATCTATCAGTTCTGTTAGCTCTGCTAGAGTGCGTCTAAGTAATAGCGCACGATGCTCGGTAATATGAGCAAATCTTAGCAGGTCAGCAAGAAGAGCGTAGCTTTTACCACCTCCTGCGGCTCCTCCGTAAAGTACATCACTCTCAGGTGATGCCAAGAACTCTGTTTGTGGTCCGGGATTGGGTTGAAAAGCTACGTCATTGTTCGCAAGCTCCTGCTTGAGACTCTCAGGAGCTACCTCAATCAAGTCATCAGTCAGTACTTGCTTTTTATTAAGCGCAGAGTCTAGTTGTTTAAGCTTCTTACTACGTTTCTGCGCTGTTTTAATTTGATTCTTTACAATACGTTGCACATTCTTCGTGCTACGGCTGCGATTGTAGTTACCTTTTGGATCGCCGGGTTGCTTTTTAGGTCTTCCCGCCTTACGTTTAGGAGCTTCTGTCATCAGGATTAAAGATTTCTACAGGTTCGTACTGTGATTTCTGTGGTAGAATGACAACAGCATGTAAATTCTTTGTTTCAACGACAGCCTCATGCCGTTTACTAATCCCACTACGATCTAATATGTCCTGTGCAGCCTTAAAGCGTAGCTCAGTACGACCTAAAGGTTCTCCCTCAGTGTGTGCAGCCGTCATAGAATCGACAATCTGCTTTACAGCACGAGGAGATGTGACAGCCATCTCTAGTTTAGCCCGTTCAATAATCTCATCACGTAGTTGTGTAAGCACTGTGGGGTATGATGAACTTGCATAACCAGCAGCAGCACAGGACTGACGTGCATTACTAAATGTTTGGGGATTATCTACATCAAAGTAGTGTGTCATAAAAGACACCTGCTTCTCTGTAAGCTCTTTATCTTTTGTAACCAGTGATTTCATAAGCTATGTTTACATCTTTTATGATAGCGTCGATCTCATTCTTCCAAAAATTTAAAAAACTATGTAGTCGTGGTAGTTCAGGTAAGACATCCAGCTTTTGAAACATGAATGTTTGAACTAACGAAGGATAGTCTGGAAGATAATAAAGAACTTCTGTAGTTAAGACTACTTGTTTTTTTATTATTATCATAAGTATTAGTAATATTATTAATGTATTTAAAATAGTTTAAACTAGATTAAGATAAATATTATAATATATGTATTTAAACCTAGTTTATAATAACATTATAATATATGTATTTTAATATAGTTGATTAGCCCCGTCTTAGGGTGTCATTAATCATTTACTAATATGTTTATTATAGCATATTTTGAGAGTAAAGTCAACCCCTTGAGAGAAAATATTAATGTTGACTTTTTACAAAGTTTGAAAATTAGAAAAATTTTCTCAGGAATGCTATATATATAGTACATACCCCCAGTGGCCCATACCCACCCTATTGCTAATGTATATATAAACATATCTGCATATGATATAGGTGGAGGCAAGGGGATGAGAATGATTCTCAATTGCATTCGTAATCTAGTTGAGAATCGTTCGCAAGTAGTGGCCCGGTTAATTTTCAATAGGCCCACAGTATACCGGCATGGTGAGAATGATTCTTAGTTGCATTCGCAATAATATGCCACGTATTCGTCGGGACGTTTTCCCAAATGTCAAGTCATGTTCCGAATAATATTGGGAATGTTATAATGTAATTAAATGCTTTTACCTGGGCGCATGGTATTGACAATGTGAGCGGGCGAGAATATAAGTATGTCAACGGAAACAGAACCCATTAAAACCCCTTTGTAATTATATTACAATAACTTGTAACAATATTACTCAACCATAGGAAAGAATAGAAAATGCTTAAAAACCCAAAAGAATATGCAGATGAACTGTCTAGTTTTATTGGTGTCATATCCGTTGATGATATCGTAAAACAGGTTTCTAGTTTTCCGGGCATTGGTCCCAAATACTTAGAAGATTTGAGAACACGTTTAGAACTCGAGAAAATTATCCAAGACGTAGAGCAAAGAAATATATTAATACGTTTTGATTACAATTTCCCCACTCATTGTGAAAGCGAGGTTTAGTCGTGGCATACACAAACACCACCAACGCTCAACTAATGACAATACTTGCCGCTAAGATTACGGCGGGAGTAGAAAAGGCACTAGCAACACGAGGGACCAAACACTACGAACCTTGGAACAAATCATGGTCCAACCCAAACCGGCCTTTTAATGGCAAGTCAAAGAAATGCTACCAAGGTTTGATCAATAACATGCTGTTAAGCTTCGCAATGGCTGAAAATGGTTGGAAGTCTCCAGAGTTTAGAACAGAGAAACAATGGCTGGAATTAGGTTTTACCCACGTTTCAGGCACTTGGATTGGAACGGGTACAGAAATTCAGTGGTTTAAGAAAATCAAGATAAAGGATAAAGATACCGGAAAACCTAAATTGATACCTATGGCTAAGGTATACGTTGTATATAATGCGGACCAAGTATTAGATCGGGCGGGCAATCCTTATGGTATCAACTGGCAAATATTAAACGACCAGCACAACCCGTGCCGCATAAACGAACGCAACGAAAATGCGGAAGCATTTGTGGCAAACTGTGGCGCAAACATTCGACACGGTGGAGACGTTGCTTGTTACATTCCGAGCCGGGATGAAATCCACATGCCAAACTTTGAAAACTTCATTGATGGTGCCGCATATTACGCGACGG